ATCTGGTGGGAAATAGAACAGAGTTACCGCCGCAGTGGCAGGGAGAGCTGGATGTGGGACTTTGTAGGCTACCTGCTAGCCACAGGTTGGTATTCAGTCTTTGCCACAATGACATTGGATGGAAAGAGGGCAATTGCGGAAATCTGGAACCCAGCGGAAGTCTTCCCCGAATGGGACGACGAGCTAATCAGGTGCGCGCATATTAGGAAACTAACTGCTCGGGCAGCTAAGCGTATGGCCAGCAGGAATGGCTGGGACTTGAGTAACATCAGAGAGGGCGCAGTAGACCTCAATGACCTATGGTGGCTTGATGGTGACGAAGTCTACAATGCCGTCACACTGGGAGGGAATCTGGTAAAGCCCCCTACGAGGGAAATTAGATTCTCAAGGATTCCAATCTTCGTCTCGCCTGCTGGAGGCCTCCCAGACACTGGAGTCATTTCTGGGAAGAAAGAGTCCTATCAGCAAGAGATAGGCCAGTCGGTAGTTGCCACCAATGAGAACATCTACAAGTACTGGAACAAGTGGTGGTCAATGAACCTCCAGCACCTGCGGGACATTGTTCAAGCCAGAGTAATCGAGAAGTCTCGTTCAGGCAAGCCCATTGTCAAGCCTGAAGATGTCTTCAAGCGTGGAGCAATCTTCCGCATGACGCCGGAAGAGGATGTGTACTTCATGTCGCCTCCTGCACTGCCTGTAGAGCTCCGTACTACCATGCTTGACATGGAAGCAATGCTACAGAGAGGTGGGCCTGCATGGAGCATGTTCGGGAGCATCCAGGGCCAGGTGACTGCCTATGTCATGTCCCAGATTGCGGCTTCTACTGACCAGGTAGCCAGACCCTACCATAGCGCAGCCCAGAATTGCCTCACGGACATCGATAATCTATTGTTAGAGCAGATAGTCCGCTTCAGGCACAAGCCCCACGGGATAGAGCTTCCAGAGGATATACCTCCAGAGTTCAGGATGTCGGCGGACTACGAGATAAGGATTCCAGGCGACCTCATACAGCGGGCTACCGTAGCCAGAATGCTCGACCCAGACTTCAGGCTCTCCTACGGTAGGGTAGCTAAAGAGGTCTTCCCAGAGATTGAGAACCCAATGGCAGAGAAGTCCCGCATCAGGGCTGACGAAGCTGAGAATCATCCCATACATGCTCTCATAACTCTTGTACAGGGAATGCGAGACGAAGCTCAGCAACTCCGCAGCGAACAGAACACCAAGCTAGCCAGACTCTATGAAATGGCTGCGGATAGGATTGAGGCACAGATTGGAGGCCCTGTAGAGCCTCAGCAGCCCCCCAGCCAGATGATAGGCAATCGCACGGAAGCAATCCCTCCTGAGGGAACCCGTGAAGCACCCACGCCAATAGTGTAAGGTATGCTGATAGTGTAAGGAGTGAGTAATGGCAGACGAACAGTACAAATTGCCATCGCCATCAGACCTGTGGAAGACAAAGCGGGAGCAGTGGGCCAGGAAGCTCGAAGGAGCTCTCCAGCCAAGTGAGCCTCCTATCGAGTCCGAGGCAGCTCCTCCTGCGTATACCACTGCACCCAGCAATTGGCTAGACTACGTAGTCAACCGTGCACTGCGCCCACTGTCAGAAGTTATAAGCGGCATCAGCGCACTATGGCGTGGGAGAGTCACAGAGCCAGGCCCTTATGCGTATCCTACAGTACCTGAGGAAGTTGCACAGCAGGCCAAAGACGAAGCCTACGCGAGCCTCAACGCTCAGGCCGGAGCCTTGACCATGCTGCACCTTTACGACACTCTCCCAATGGTGCAGTACACGGGAGTTACCTCCTTTGATGAGTACCAGGAAACCTTCGGCCTCAACACACAGTACCTGTCTCCCCAGGAGCTCCAGGAAGCGCGCTCGGCTGTAGAGGCAGCTATCCAGGAGCGTGGTGCCCCGAAGGAAGAAGGAGAGCTACCTGATTGGCTTGAGGTCTCACCCGAAGAGAGGGCTCAGGTGGAGCAATTCATCAGGCAGCCTGAGACCAAGCGCGCTCCACTCTCACTCTCCACAATGTCAGTAGAAGAGGTAAGGAAAGCACTCCATGCCACTCCACGAGCAAACCTTCCTCCCGATATGACAATGGAAGAGATGCTCCAGCTCATGTCTGTCATGGGCCTAAGTGACGAAGCTATCGGCCAGGCCGTGGACATGACTGAGGCAACAAAGATATTCCGAGACGCCGCACTTGAGCAAGCCCAGAAGATTGAGGAGGTCAAGCAGGGCCTGGATGAGTGGGAAGTCCCCGACAGGACATTCTGGGAGAAAGCAATGTTTGCTGTGCAGTCTCCCCTGCAGCAGTTTGCAAACTTCCTGAGGCCCTACCTTGAGAATGTAAACTACCCCATGGCAGGGCTTGCTGAGCAGATGGTAGCCGACATTCTGGGGGGCACACAGGAAATTGAGTTACTGTATGATGCCAAGAGAGCACAGGGTCTCAGCCCCTGGGAGGCAGCCAAAGAGACCCACATGGAGTGGGATGCTCCCTGGTATCAGAAGATTATAGCAGAGCTGGTCACTGACCCACTCTCGTATGTAGGAACACCTGTACTCAGGGGTGTGGGTACACTCCTCACAAAAGTTGGCCTGGGTTCACTTGGAAGAGGAGTAATCGCCTTCAACAAGGGTTTCTACATTGCCACTGACATCCCCTTTGACCTAATGAAAGCTGGCCTCAGGAAGCTTCCCAAGACTACTAACCAGACAGTCAAGGCAGGTGTAGACCAGTTCAATAGTTACCTGTGGGCAGCAGTTGAGCTCGACACCGGCAAGGTAATGTCTAAGGTTACCCCAGAAGAGCTGGCAGCTACTATGCACAAGGCTGTAGAGTTCTACTCCACACATCCTCACCTCGCTGGAAATGACATCCGTGCTAAGCTTGGCCAGATGCTGACTGAGCACGCAGCCCTTTCAGGAAGGAAGATTTGGAGCTGGAGCCAGACCTACGGAGGCATGGTATCCCGTGAGTTTGCCCCAGATGCCGTACCTAATCAGTTGGTAGCCGAAGTAAACGACATCCTCAGCAGAACAACCTCCGGTATGGTACGCCCTCAGGAGGGGGCAGCTCTACTCGCCCACTCGCTGGGGATAGAGAAGACTGCAGCCAATATGTCTCGACTGACGAAAGAGATTCCCAGGTTCACTAAGTCCCTCGCTACTGATGTTGACACTGCCCTGTCTGTGGCAAAGCGTGCATCTTATAACAAGGTGCACAAGATGGTGGAGTACCTCAACCACAGGCAGAAGGCAGTTATCATGAGCCACGTCGATGGCCCCAGGGCTGCAGGAAGCACCTTCGAGGGAATGCTGTTGGGCCTCCAGCGCAGAGTCAGTGCACTTGAGAATCACCGCATCAGGAAGGCTATAGACCGCTGGGTAGTGAGACCCTTTGCAGAAGCCTACCTCGGTAGCATTGCCTATCCCCTGTGGAATGCCTTTGAAGGGATTGCAGTGTCTATCATTGAGGGCGTAATCCCCAGAAGGGTCAGAGCTGAGAATTACTTCATGATGACTAAAGGCCTCATTGGTGACCCGCAGCTTGCTGACAGACTAGCCTCCGATGTAGCAGGCATCCTGGGAGGAGCTCCTCACAGGCGTGGAGGAGCCTGGACGTTCTTCCCCAGGGCAAGGATACCAGAGAGAATAGGAGGAGTCGCAGTTCCTAAGTTCCTGTCTGGCCGAGAGCTGTTTGGCTGGATGGGAAGGTACTGGATAGACCTCTCCAACAAGTGGGGCAACGTCGTCAGGCAGAACTTCGTAATGCAGCGGATGGCTACCCACCTGTCAGAGCTAGCCTACAGAGAAGCTGGTGGGGATGTCATGAAGGGCCTCGAAAGGGTCATTAAGCATGGTGCCCCAGACTTCGACCGCAAGGTGCTAGGATTGACCCGCAACCAGCTCGAACAAGAGCTTTGGTACAGGGCTACAGTAAGCTCCAGGGACATGCGGGCACTCAAGACACTCCTCACTAACGGAGAGCTACAGAAGGCTGAGGCACTCAAGCTAGTTCGCGAAACCGACACTCTCTCCCCGCGAGCTAAGACCCTTGCAGAGAGTCTCATTGAGGAGGAGGAAATCCTCCGTAGCGAGGAGACTATTGAACGCTTTGCCCAGAAGATAACAGAGACCACCCTCGAGGACATCAAGCGGCTTCCCTTCGACATAGGCCAGTCTTTCCAGGAGCTTGCCAACACACTGGCAGAAACTCCTATCAACACTGCCGATGAGCTGGCCGAAGTGTTTACTTCCTACGAGGTAATGTCCCAGACAGCTTCCTTCATCCCCCATCGCATTATGTCCCAGACGATGGAGGAGGCAGATGAGCTATACAAGCGGGGAGCTTTCAGGAACCTGGATAAGCTGTGGCGTACTCGGCGTGAAGAAATGTTGCAGGCAATGGAGGAAATCTCTGGCAGCATGGAACAGGTACGGGATGCTATCAGACTACATGAGAACCTTCTAAGCCCTGAAGCTCTAAACGCTATGGAAGAAGTGCTGAGGCTGGCAGGGGATGCAGATGCACTCCGCCAGGCTACACTCCAAGCCGATGCCCAACTTCTGGACACCTTCTGGAAGCTCCCCCGCACAGACCGAACCGCAGATGCCTATGCAGCGCTCCGAGCAGAGCGTGACACTCTCTGGAGCCGATACCGAAGAGACAGTGCCAACATAGGAGCGAATGAGTTCGTAGCAAGGAGGGAGCTGTCCAAGATATACCACAACCTCCCTGAGCCTAAGCTCCAGCCTGTCGATGCTACAAGCCGTCCGCTCACAGTCCAAGACTGTGCAAAGGTATTCGGTGTCAACGCAGATGGACTCTGCTCAGGCTTGATAAACAACCTATCACTGCACGGCAAGGAATATTTCGTAGAGCTTGTCCAACGTGCAGCCGAGTCCAAGCCTCACCTCTTCAAGGGATTCACACCCTCAAAGATAGAGACCGTCTACGATGACATCCTCAGACAGGCGTTCATGCGCCCTGACAAGGACATCGAAGTTCAGAAAGTACTACTCCAGGGTGAGAACCTTCGCCAGTCACTGCTAAACCTCAAGATGTGCCACTCGATTAGCCCAGAGGAGGAGGCCAGACTGGCTCGATGGATAGATGCAGCCGCCGACATGCGGGATAACCTCATCGTCAGGGGCAAGGGCAAGAAAGGTCAGCTCACTCAGGCTCGCTGGGATGAGCTGCGGCAAGAGGCACTGAACCGTGCACTTAAGGATTACTACAAGTCCTTTGCTGACTACTCTAACGAGAACATCATCGCTGGCACTATGAAGATGATATTCCCCTACTGGACATACCACACCTACAGGTGGTTCTACCTCCTAAGGTCAGGAATCCGCCATCCTGGTCTAGTCACTGGTTGGGGCAAATATCAGAATTATGGCCAGTACGGCTACCAGCCCTCTCCTATCCCTGACCTTGAGTTCAATCCCTTTGTAGGTTCAGTAGCAGGCACAACCTTCGTCCTCACCAGGTTTGACTACAAGTCATACTATGAGAACCTTGGATACTTCGGAGAGATGCTGGACTACACGCAGCGATTCGGTTTCTACCCAGGCGCTCATGTGATGCTCCCAATAGTCATGACTCCATACTTGTCTGGGGAGAAGATTGCAGCCTCGGAGCTCCTCCCGCCTATAGCAACTGCTACCCTGGACGTAATCATAGCCTCTCCTAATGAGAAGGTTGCCAAAGCTGGGCAGTACCTCAAGGACAAGATATTCCACGAGAGGTTCCATGACTACTATGCCAGTACGATACTTACCTCCAAGCAAGTAGAAGCCGGAGGCACCCTCATTGGTGGGCAGTCTGGAGCTGAAATCTGGATGAAGATTCAGCGCGGTGAAGCTCTCACTCCCGAAGAACAGAAACTCTGGGATGAGTCCTACCGCAAAGCTGCCAAGTACGGTATCCTCCGCTCACAGTTCCCTCAGTTCCGTCTCCGTACTGAGGAGTACAAGGACGCCTACGATGCCGTTACTCAGATATTCAAGGAAGAGTACGGCATGTCAGAGGAGTTCCAGAAGGAGCTGTGGAGGCAGCACCTCAGGCCCTCTGATATAGTAGGCGGAGACAGCCCCAAAGTGAAGGCGGCTCTGGATGAGTTGTGGCAGTGGAAAGCATTCTTTGGCCGCAGCACTGTCCTCATGCCTCCTGAGGTAGCCCATCTGAAGACTCTCCAAGACCAGTACTACAAGCGTGTGGAGTCCTTCCAACAGGAGCGCCTCGAGGCCCAGGCAGCCGCAGACTCCGCATTCCTCAATCCTACAGGTGAGAACCATCTGAACGGCAAAGAGTGGCGGGAAGCTTATGGGGCAAACTGGAATGGGTACGTAACTAAGGTAGAGTCTCTCGAGTCAGACCCACAGTTTGCAGACGCTATAGAAGCCATGACTCCTGAGGGGCAGGCTAGACTAGCCGAGAGACTAGGTTTCATAGTTCCTCCTACTCACCCACTGGAAGAGGCTCTCCGCCTGTACTACAACGTTGAGCTGAAGAAGACTACCGACCCCTACACTGGAGAGATATACGATGACTACCAGACCTTCTGGGCTGAGCGTGAAGCTATCAGAATGGCCCTCACAGATGAGCAGCGAGAGGAGTTCGATGGCTGGATAAACCGCTACAAGACCCCGATGGAGAAGCTCTGGAAGTATGCCTACAACACCTACATCAGGGGCTACCGTGCTACCAACAAGCTAGTCTTCGATACCTATGAGGAAGACCAGAAGGCTCTCATAAGGGAGTACTACAGTGACCTGACCACCAGCTCCCGCAGGGAGGAAATCCGCCAGGTAATCAACCCTGCAACAGGGAGAAAGCTCATATCCGAGTATGAGACTTCCACTTCCGAGGTACGCCAGATGCTGCGTACCGCCTCCCCAGAGCTTGACTTCTGGCTCCTTACCTTTGGATACGTGACCAAACCCCGAACAGAGCAGGCTCGCATAGCCTACCAAGCCTTCGAGGAGAATCGCACCCAGTTCCTCGAGCAGATAAGCGACTGGAATGAGCAGGAAGTCCTGACTCCTCCACAGCCTGACGAAGCGACCATGAAGACTGTTGAGGCAGGTATTGAGTACACCAGGCATAACCTCGATGAAGAGGCCCTCAAGCCCTTGCCACTGCCGCCTTCTAACACAATCAGAGACCTGGTAAGCTTTGACCTGGAAGAGCCCCCGACAGAGACCATATCAGTAGGTGACTTCCGCTATCCTAAGCAGTTCCTAGCTGGTATAGGAGGAATCTTCAAGTCCCTCGGCGGAGCACTCTCAGCCACAGGTATGAACGACCTCGGGCTGACAGAGTTTGGCAGTGGTATCCAGGAGTCTGCCCTCCAGGGACTGGCCCCTGCTACCACATGGCCCCAGAAGATTGCTGATGCAGCCTTCCAGTCAGCACCGTTCATCATAGGAGCAGTCGGCATTGCAGTAGGAGGAATGGCCGCAGCAGGAGCACTGGGACTGGGGACTATTGGAACATGGCTAGTAGGCTCAGTCCTGGGCACAGCAGCATCCCGCCCAATAGAGAGTGTCATTGAGGCAGGTGCAGCTTACAACGAAGCTATCGAGGGCGGCCTTACGAAAGACCAAGCAGACCACGTGTTTCATGAGGTACTCGAGGGTAACCTAAGGTTAGCAGGTTGGGACGCTACCCAGATAGCCGTAGCGTTCATGCCCACTCCTGCCAAAGCTGCTACCTCACCAGTACTTCGGACACTGAAGATAGGCTCAAGTGTAATCTTCAGTGGTCTGAGTGAAGGTGGTGAGGAGGTCTACCAAGAGATAATCACAAAGAAAGCTCTCGGGGATGACTACTACTGGCACCCCGAGAAGTGGGATGATGACCAGAAGCTAGCATTCTTCGTAGGCACTCTCATGGGTGGAGGGATGCAGGCAGGAGGTATGCTCTTCTCACCAAAGAGCACTACCCTGGGTAAGAGTTCTGACGAAGGGTCACTAATTCTGGCAGGTAACTTCATGCGAGAGGCAGACCCGAAGAGTTTCGATGATGCCTTCAGGGCTGCGAAAGCGAAGGGCAAGTCTGACTCCCAAGCGTCTATGGATGCCCTCTTCCAGAGTATGGACAAGGCTGCAAACTTAGCTATGGAAGTATCCAGTAAGCTGTCAAAGATAGACCCAGACCTGGCTAAGCATGCCATCCCTGCTACTGAGGCGGACACGATAACTGATTACATTGAAAGTCCTCAGGTAGCCGCTCTCAGAAGCGGAATGAGTGAGACAGGGCGCACGCTGTTCAATGTAATGGCAGCTACTTCAAACTTGGCACAGAGTCTAGCTACCAATGAGATAGGCCACGCAAGGGAGAGTATGGCCGAGCTGGTGAAGATGCTAGATTACATACACACCTGGGAGCGTCCTGTGCCTCGCCAGGAAAGAGAGGTACTGATGGGCTTCTGTAAGTTACTAAGACAGTCCCACCAACGTACCCAGGAATCAGTGCTGCTTCAGGCTACAAAAGTCCTCGATGGCCTTTGTACAGGAGTAGGAACCAGCTCTCCTATGGGAAGGAGTCTTCTCCTGGATGGCGCTCAGAGGTCTCTAGACTCCCTACGGGGAGAGCTAGAAACTACTCCCCGTCCTCGTGCTTCCCTCACATCGAGGTGGAAGGACTTTGCGAAACTGAACTTCACTACCCTGGAGGAAATAGAATGGGTCAGGGATACTTTGGCTAAGCTGGAGAGCGCAGGCTACCAGGTTGATGAGATAGCCCACCGGCTTGACAGGATAGAGTCCTTCCTGAGGAAAGACCTCTCCGAATGGGGCCACACTAAGAAGAGCGCCAACAAAGCCCAACGAAACAGGGCTATACGTGCAGAGAGGAACAAGATGCTGGATGCCCTGCTGAATGCTAAGCGCAAGACCCATGTAGGACACTCTCATCCTGCAACCTGGTTCAACGGTTGGCAGCGTATGGGAGCTACCATGCAGCTAAACCGCAGCACTGAGAAGGGAGGCCCTACAAACTACTCAATGATGCGGACATCCCTGGACGCAGTAAGCAATGAGTTCTTCGTCGAGTCTGCAAGGGAGGCACTGGACAAGCTCTACGCAACAGAGTCCCAGTACACTCAAGGAAAGGTGGATGCAGCAGAGTACGAGAAGGCTTACGCAGCCTTCCGCAAGGCTATGCAGGACATCCGAAGACGCCCAGCAGACATGCTTGAGGAGTTCTCAAAGCGCTTTTCAGTCCAGTTCTCAGCCACTGAGACTAAAGACTCAATCAGGAGACTGACTGAGAAAGCTCATACAGACTTCGTTGAGCTGATGCGTTTCGTCCCTGTATGGCACCTTCAGGAAATTGAGCATATCTTCTACAACAGTAGCAAAGGAGGCCAAACTGTCGAGGGATACAGCCGTGCCATAGGAGATGCATGGCTCGGCAGTGGAGTTGTGCGCTGTTACAGTAAAGGTGACTATGATACCCTCGCTCATGAAATAGGCCACCAAGTGCACTATGCCATGATGCACGGAGAGACTCCTCCGTGGAATGCAACTGCACGGTCAGTAGAGCTATGCAAAGCCATCTACGAGCTATACAAAACCTGCAAGGCTTCAAACACGGGATTCATCTGGAACTATGGAAAGCGCAACGTGAGGGAGTTCTTCGCAACCTCTTATGAAGCATACATAAAGGAGCAGAGACAGTCAGAGTCAACCTTCACTGACCCCTTCCGGCCTCCTGAGAAGCGCCTTAGCCAAATCAATCCTGGAATGTACAGCTTACTAGACACTATCTTCCACGACGAGTCTATATTCATAGGGCCACCAGTTAGACTGACTGCTAAGAAAGCTGGGTGGCTCTGGGGATAGCAAAGGAGGGAGCATGGCCGAAGAACAGTCCAAGTATCAAGAGATTATCCGAGACCCCGACTTCAAGACAGGGGAGGGGCCTACTGCTCCTCTAGCTCCCGAGGCAGCAAAGGAGTTCGAGGAGAAGTATGGTCACCTCTTCAAGGGGCCTCCTAAGGAGGAATCAGAATGATATAGCACACCGTACAATTATTCATTATATTGATTGACACGTTTGCACACTATTAGTTATAATAAACGCACACTGGAGGTACAACATGGCCGAAGAAGGAACCACGGGTCAGACGGAAGGAACAGAAGGGAAGGCAACTCCTCAGGAGAAGACCTCCTCAGAGAAGGCTGTCCCTGAGAGAGATTTGCTTGCCCTCAAAGCTTCCCGAGACAATCTGCAGAAGGAGCTAGACGGTCTCAAACAAACCCATCAGTCAGCACTTGAAGAGATGAACAGCAAGCTCCAGCAAGCAGAGGCGCGAGCTGAGGAACTACAGGCCAAGTACGCAGAGACTGTTAAGGCAGTGGAGGAACGCGACAGCATCAAGCAGCAACTGGAGGCTGCCCAGACCCGCAGCAAAGAGCTTGAGACCAAAGCTCTTGAATATCGCAGGAATCACCTTGCAACCATATACAACATTCCTGTCGATATTCTGAAAGACAAAGACATGCAGCAGCTTGATGCCTACGAAGAAGTTCTCAAAGCTGTCGGAGGCACCAAAGCTGGGAACTATGCTGTTGGCGGAGGCTCGGGTACTTCCCCCACTACTCGCAACCCTATGGAGAGGGCGCTCGCGATAATTCAGGAAGCCGAGGAACGCCAAGGCCTAGCTCGCAGATAGGAGGAACATGCCCAACAGAAGGTATCGGGGTTACAGGCCAAGCTACACCAAGGCTATCAGAGGCTGGGTAAGAGCCAAGCTTGGGCGCGGAGTTGGCCTACGTCACCCCATCCGTACCACAACCAGAGCAAAGATATTCGTTGCCAGGGCAGGTTATTCTACTCTCCGCACAGGCAGTAGGAAAGCCGCGTTCTGGTAAAGGAGGAAACTATGGCGAGTTCAGGTGGACACTGGAAGACGCTTGCGGAAGCTCAGAAGCTTACGCAGTCCACTAAAATCCCAGGTGTATTTGAGGAGGATATCAAGCGAAACCCTCCTCTAGACCGCGTCCCCGTAGTGCAAGCTTCTGGAACAGGCACCAAGATAGAGTGGCTCCGCGAAAACACTACAGTAGAGAGCGCAGTCACAGAAATAGGCATCGGTGACTCCCTGACCTGGAGCGATGATGTTGAGTACACCGAAGTAGAGTCCACTCTGCGCAGGGTCTATGTACAGCGGAAGCTTGACCACTTCGTAGAGAGAATCTACGGCACCTATAACAACTATCGTGCCCAGGTGCTGCTTGAGTGCGAGAAGGGTCTGAAGAGGAAGATTTCCGACCGCTTCATCTACGGTGACACCACTTACGGAGGCTCTCCTACCCAGTGGGACGGTCTCCATGCTCTTGTAGCTGAACGCGGTACTCCCAACTCAGCATCTGTCACTTCCTACTCAGACCTCAACCTTGACCAAGCAACAAGTGCACTCTCCCTCACACTCCTGCGCCGCATGATGGATGCGATGCTCTTTGGAGTGGATGAGCTTTGGGTGCCGCCTCAGATAGGCCTGCGTTTCGATGCGGCCTATGAAGAGAAAGGTTTCGCTGGGCTGGCCTCGGGCACTGCCGGTAGCCTTGCCTCCCTCACCCGTGGCTACAACGAGATAGGCGCTCCCATCAACTTCTTCAACGGAGTTCCTATTATCCGCACTGACTACCTTGTTGCTGAGGAAGACGGCACTGGCACTGGAGCCTCTTCAGATGCTAGGGAGAAATACTCCAGCACCGCTACCTACAGCATCTTCGGAGTCAAGTTCGGCAATGTGTTCGAGAGGGAGCCTGGCCTGTGCTTTGGCTACGGTAACACCGAAGGAGCGGGTGACCTCTACAAGCTCGTGCTGTTCCCTGAGCTGGAGGACTATGATGCCGCTGGTATGAGGCTTATCACCTACGGCACGGTGCTCCTGGGCTCTACCAAGGGCCTCGGTAGAATCTTCGATATTACCGATGCCGCTATCGTGGTCTAGCCTGAAAGACTGCACCGCCCAGTCTACAGCACAGGAGGGGCGGGAATAAGCCTCCTGTAACTGGAAACGGAGAAGACAAATGGATGGAAGCCAGATTTACACCAGCAAAGTAATGAACCGCTCTGGGTTCACAGTCATGCTGCCTAACGTGGCGGACATGTCAGACCTCAGG